TAGATTGACGAATAATTTTAAAAACCTGCTGAAAAGTACTTGACTTTTGTTAGCAGGTTTTTTTACCATAAAGGAGGTTATGAGTTTTTATGATTAAGACTCTTACGAACCTGTTTAAACAGGATAAAGAAAAATTTGATGTACCGAAAGGTGTGCAGGACGTTATTCCCGTGGCAGCTATCTTTGATGATGGCATTTTCAAAGTGGGAAAGGATAAATATTCAAAGACCTACCGCTTTACGGATATTAACTATGCAGTGGCAAGTCGTGAGGATAAGGAAGCGATGTTTCTTGAATATTCCGAACTTCTGAACTCCCTTGATAGTGGTGCAACGACAAAAATCACAATCAATAACCGTCGGCTCAACAGACTGGATTTTGAGCAGACAATCCTTATTCCGACAACCGGAGATAATCTGGACGAGTATCGAGAGGAATACAACAAAATGCTTCTTGATAAGGCAACGGGTGCAAACTCCATTGTTCAGGATAAGTATATTACCATTTCCATCAACAAAAAGAGTGTGGAGGACGCAAGAACTTATTTTGCCCGTGTCGGTGCAGATTTGATTGCTCACTTCGGCAGGCTTGGAAGTAAGTGTGTGGAACTGGAAACAGACGAAAGACTTCGTATTTTCCACGACTTCTATCGTGTGGGAGAAGAAAGTTCTTTTCACTTTGATATTAAGGAAACAAGAAAAAAGGGACACGATTTTAAGGATTATATCTGCCCCGACACAATGGAATTTGAAAAGGACTATTTCAAGATGGGAAACCGTTATGGAAGAGTCCTTTTTCTTCGTGAATATGCGTCCTATATCAAAGACAGTATGGTAGCGGAACTTACGGATATGAACAGAAATCTGATGATGTCCATTGATATTGTTCCCGTTCCAACTGATGAAGCAGTAAAGGAAGCAGAGAACCGTCTGCTTGGTGTGGAAACCAATATCACAAACTGGCAGCGTAGGCAGAATGCCAATAACAACTTCTCTGCAACTGTTCCGTATGATATGGAGCAGCAGAAGAAAGAAATGAAAGAGTTTCTCGATGACCTTACGACCCGTGACCAGAGAATGATGTTTGCTGTTATCACAATGGTTATTACAGCAGACAGTAAAGAACAGCTTGAGAATGATACGGAAGCATTGCTTACCACAGCAAGAAAACATCTTTGCCAGTTTGCAACACTGAGATTTCAGCAGGTAGATGGACTCAACACGGTAATGCCGTTTGGAACAAGAAAGATTGATGCGTTCAGAACACTTACAACAGAGAGCCTTTCGGTATTTATCCCATTCAGGGTGCAGGATATTTTCCACGAGAACGGTATCTATTACGGTCAGAATGTTATCAGCAAAAATATGATTATCGCAGACCGTAAGCAGCTTTTGAATGGTAACTCCTTTATTCTCGGTGTATCCGGTGGCGGTAAGTCATTTGCGGCAAAGGGAGAAATCATCAATCAGGTGCTTTCTTCAGATGCGGATATTATCATCATCGACCCTGAACGAGAGTATTCACAGCTTGTCAATGCGATGGGCGGAGAAGTAATCAATATTTCTGCTACTTCCGACAATCATATCAATGCAATGGATATGAATAAGGATTACGGCGACGGTGCAAACCCTGTCATTTTGAAATCTGAGTTCATTATGTCCCTTTGTGAACAGCTCATCGGCGGAACAAATCTCGGAGCAAAGCAGAAGTCTATCATTGACCGTTGCACGGCAAGCGTGTACCGCAGTTATCAGCAGAATGACTATCAGGGACATATACCGACCTTGCAGGATTTCAGGGCAGAACTTTTGCAGCAGGACGAACCGGAAGCAAAGGAACTGGCACTTGCTATTGAGCTTTTTACGCATGGTTCTCTGAACACTTTTGCAAAGCAGACGAATGTGGATACCAATAACCGCCTTATCTGCTATGACATTCTTGACTTGGGTAAACAGCTTATGCCGATTGGTATGCTTGTTGTCCTTGACTCTATCCTGAACCGTATCACACAGAACCGTGCAAAGGGTAAGAATACCTTTATCTTCATTGATGAGATTTATCTTCTGTTCCAGCACGAATATTCTGCAAACTTCCTCTTTACCTTGTGGAAGCGTGTGAGAAAATACGGTGCATACGCAAGTGGAATTACCCAGAACGTCGATGACCTTTTGCAGAGCCACACAGCGAGAACAATGCTTGCAAACTCAGAGTTTATCATTATGCTGAATCAGGCTTCCACAGACAGGCTTGAGCTTGCAAAACTTCTGAATATTTCCGACCTTCAGATGTCCTATATCACGAATGTGGAAGCAGGACACGGACTTATCAAGGTGGGAAGTTCTCTTGTACCGTTTGCAAACAAATTCCCTAAGAACACGAAACTTTATAAACTGATGACGACCAAGCCGGGCGAAGCATAAGGAGGGATTTATAATGTCTAAAATTCAATTTCGCAATGCTGCACACAGAGATTTTGTATTGGAAAATCTGGATAAGTGTAAAGTCAATGACTGCTATCACAGAGCATTTTTCTATGTGATGGGTATTTCAGAAGAAACGAGAATGAACATCGGAAAGATGTTTGATTTCAAGAGGGACTGTATCATACCGGAAGGTATGCACGGCGGTTGGCAGACAAGTGGCACAGTCAAGGTCTGCCACCTTGCCTTTAATCTCTGGAATGGATTTACGGAAGAAGGCAGGGAAAATCTCTATACACCGGAGGAACTGTTCTGTTGCGGATATGCTCCGTATTTTATGGAGGGTATCAAGTTGAGGTGTCCGGAGTATTGCAGAGATTTGACTCCACCTAAGAGAAACGATATGGAAAGGTAAGAGAAAATGAGCAGAAAAATCTATATTATTATTGCAGTGGTGTTTACGGTAGTGTTGTCTGTAAGCACCTTCTTTATTATCCGTAATCACATTGACTCTGCCAAGCAGAATGAAGTCTATGATAACCTTGCGGAGATTGTGGAGGACGAGCCGCCAAAGGAAAATGAGGGCGTGACGTTTTCGGAAGATAAGGACTATCTTGCGGAATATCTTGAACTCTATCGGCAGAATGAGGATATGGTGGGTTGGATAAAGGTTGAGGATACCAATATCAACTATCCGGTCGTGCAGTCTGTAAATGAGCCGAACTTCTACCTGAAGCACAAGTTTGATAAGACCTATTCTGCTTATGGCTGTCCATATGTGCAGGAAAATTGTGATGTGCAGAAACCTTCAGACAACATCATTATTTACGGACACCACATGAATGACGGTTCTATGTTTACGGGACTGATGAAGTACAGAAATAAAAGCTTTTGGGAAGAACATAAGGATATTACTTTTGATACACTGACGGACAGACACCAGTATGAAGTGATTGCAGTCTTTAAGACGGTTGTTTATACAAACAGCTCCGATAGCTTTAAGTATTATGAGTTTACGGACGCAGAAAATGCGACAGAGTTTGATGCGTATGTTGCTAAGTGCAAGGAACTTTCTCTGTATGATACCGGAGTATCGGCAGAGTATGGCGACAAGCTGATTTCTCTTTCTACTTGTGAATATTCAAGAAGCAATGGCAGGCTTGTTGTTGTCGCTAAGAGAGTGGATTAAACCCCACTCTCTATTATTTTTCGAGAAAGGAGGAAACCGATGGCTGATATAAAAACAAGAGATACAAGCAAAGGTACAATCAAGACCATAAATAAGGCAGCAGTTGCCACGGAGCGAATGAAGAAAGCCTATGTGATGACGAAAGATAAGGCAGAACATTCCACCAACGCTTCGGAAAATTCCGCAGAGGAATATGCTTCCGATAAAATCGAAGCGGCAACGGATAGGACTGTTCACGAAACGGCATACCGTGCGGATAAAGTCGGCAGATGGGGTGTGCGTGAAACAAGACAGAATTATCAGAAAGCCAAAAGGGAAATTGAGAATTTCAAGACCAAGCGTGCAGAGAAGCAGCTTCAAAAACAATCGGTCAATCCTGTCGGAAAACAGAGCATCCGAACTCTGGAGCGTACGGAGAAAACAATTAAACAGTCTGCAAGGTCGGCAGGAAATACGACAGTCAAGACCGTATCGAAAGGTGCAACCAATACTGTTCAAAGGTCGGTTAAGACTGCTGAACAAACGGCAAAGACTTCTATTAAGACCACAAAAGAAGCTGCCGTTATAGCACAGAAAACAGCAAAAACAACAGCCAAAGCAACACAGAAAGCGGCTCAGGCGGCAAAGAAAGCGGCAAAAGCCACAGCAGATACCGTCAAAGCCACAGCGAAAGCTACTGTTGCGGCAGTCAAAGCAATTATTGCAGGGACAAAAGCACTTGTAGCAGCAATCGCCGCAGGCGGTTGGATAGCAGTGTTGATTATTATGATTGTCGTGTTGTTTGGTGCTGCCGTAGCAATGTTCGGAGGAGGAAGTGACAGTAATTCCTATACTCCGGTAAGTGCAGAGGTAGAAGCCTATGAACCTATCATACAGAAGTATGCCAAAGAGTACGGCATTCCTGAGTATGTAGAACTTATCAAGGCGGTTATGATGCAGGAAAGCGGCGGCAGAGGACTTGACCCAATGCAGGCAGCAGAGGGCAGTTTCAATACAAAGTATCCGCACGAACCCAATGGAATTAAAGACCCTGAATATTCTATCCAGTGTGGTGTTCAGGAATTGAAAGCGGCTCTTACCTCGGCAGAGGTGGAAAGTCCGATTGATATGGAGCATATCAAACTTGCCTTGCAAGGCTACAACTTCGGTAATGGGTATATTTCTTGGGCAAAAACAAAGTATGGCGGTTATTCTTATGCCAATGCAGTGGAGTTTTCCACTCAGCAGGCACAAAGGCTTGGTTGGGACAGTTATGGAGATACCCAATATCCGGCTCACGTTTTGAGATACTATCCGTATGGGCGAGCCTTTACTGCCGGAGGTAATCAGGCGATTGTTGAGGTTGCCTTGACACAGCTAGGCAATCAGGGCGGACAACCTTACTGGAGCTGGTACGGCTTTAATAGTCGAGTGGAATGGTGTGCCTGCTTCGTATCTTGGTGTGCTGACCAATGCGGGTATATTGAAAGCGGACTTGTTCCGAAATTTGCAGGTTGCGTGGATGGTGCAAACTGGTTTAAGTCAAATGGAAAATGGCAAGACCGCACTTATGAACCAAAGGTAGGAGATATTATCTTCTTTGATTGGGAAGGCGACGGTACAACAGACCACGTTGGTATCGTAGAGAAGTGTGAGAATGGCACAGTTTATACCGTAGAGGGCAACTCAGGCGACGCCTGCAAGCAAAGACAGTACGCAGTCGGAAGCAGCAATATCTATGGATACGGTATTCCGGCATATTAAAAATTCCAGACGGTGTCTGGAAAATTGAAAAGATGGCTGCTCAGTTGAGTAGCCATCGGGTACATTATGAGAAATCAGTTGTTTCTCTGTTATTCAGGAAAATATGGTGTGTGTGATAAGTGAAGCTAAAAAGCATATCGGCATTTTCTTTACTGCCGCCTAAAAAGGAAATATCATCGGCAAGGATAAAAAGAATTGCTAACAGCTTCTTGATATATCCAGTGTAGCAGGCATAATCTACATAGATGTTGGCGATATATCCCTCGGCAAATTCTATCAGGTCAGCGTCAATTTCAAAGCTATTGGATAGTTCGTAAACGGTTTTGATAAATTTATCCTTGTCAGCAATTCGCTCTTTACTTGGAACACTTCTGCGGTTCTTCTGTATAAATTTTAAAAAATCATCAGCTTCCGTAAAGTCAGGAGTGATTGTGTTGCCAGTTCCCAAATCTGTTTTGTAATCCTCAAATTTCTCTTTTTCAAACCGATTACTGAATATTATCTTTTGTTCGTCCATTCCTTTTACCCCTAAGTTTATTCTATGGAGATTGTTTAACTTGGCTCTTGGGTTGTGATTTGTCTTTCGCCATTAACAATCGTGAATTACTACTTTTATAGTATAACATAAAAATAGTTGGGAATCATCACTAATAGTTGGTTTGACTTCCTTTGGGTGCGTGTGATTTGAAATCGACTTAACCTATACTGTTAGTTATGGAAACACACTAAGGGAGGTGATGTGATGAAGCTCGATACAATCGGCAAGAATATAAGAAAGTTCCGACTTGCGAGGAAATTACGCCAAGAAGATTTGGCTGAGAAAACAGATTTGACAACAAATTATATTGGTATGGTTGAGCGTGGAGAGAAAATTCCGTCACTCGAAACTTTCATAAAGATAGTAAATGCTTTAGGTGTATCATCGGATATGGTTCTTACTGATGTCCTGGAAACGGGATATACAGTCAAGAACTCTATGCTGAATGAGAAGCTTGAAAAACTTGCTCCTGAAGATAGAAACAGAATTTATGAAGTTATAGATACACTTGTGAAGCAATCAAAGCAAATACTTCCATAAAACACAGAAGTTCGTCCTAATCGACGAGCTTTCTTTTTTTCAGTATAAAAAATTTCAGCTATCGACAAATTTTTCGGGACTTCGACAGAGCAAATATGCTATAACAACAACTGTCAGTGATAGACACATACTAATAGACATAGGAGGAAGTAGAAGTGAACGACATTTTCAGACAAATAGCAAAAGAAAATGGAACAACCGAAAAAGCAGTAAAAGAGGAAATGCAGTTTGCCATTCGGGAAGCAATGAAAAGTGCTGAACCGGAAGCAATAGCTTTTTGGAAAGCAGTTGCACCGGACGGAAAAGAGCCGCCGATAGAAAAGGTCATAGCAATGATTGCATTGAATGTTAATTATAGAATGTACAATTGAGGTGCTTCGGCATCTCTTTTTTAGTATTCTTTAAAAGAGTCGTATTAGGTGTTTGTAAAAAGTGACACCTTAGTGTCTGAAAGGTTACATTTCTGCCTGAAATCTTGAAATGCCTGAAAATTTAATATATAATGTTAAATGACTAACTGTAACGAAGAAGAATTATAAGATGAAGAGGTGTTACTGATGAAGATATGCTATAACAAACTTCAAAAACTTATGATTGACAATCAAATGAAAAGACAGGATTTAATGCGTGCAGCCGAAATTACATCATACGTTGCAACGAAGATAAATAAGAATGAGCCAGTATCTCTTGAAGTACTGATGAGGATATGTCAGGTATTTCACTGTGACATCGGAGATATATGCGAAGTTATGTTGGACGAGTAATAAAAAGTTATGTATTATGGTTCGCTTGATTTTATAGGAGGATATGTTAATGGCATCGAGTAATAATGCAAATATCGGATTTGAAAAACAGATTTGGGACGCAGCGTGTGTCCTTTGGGGACATATTCCCGCAGCAGAATACAGAAAGGTTATCGTAGGTCTTATTTTCCTGCGTTACATATCAAGTGCGTTTGAAAAGCGTTATCAAGAGCTTGTTGCAGAAGGCGACGGCTTTGAAGATGACAGAGACGCCTATGTTGAGGACAATATTTTCTTCGTACCGGAGGACGCTCGTTGGAGCAAAATTGCTTCATCTGCTCATACTCCTGAAATCGGTACGGTTATCGATGATGCTATGAGAGCCATTGAAAAAGAAAATACAACTCTTAAAAATGTATTGCCTAAGAATTATGCAAGCCCTGATTTGGACAAGCGTGTTTTGGGTGATGTTGTCGACCTGTTCACTAATATGGATATGGGCGACACCGAGGAAAGCAAAGACTTGCTCGGCAGAACTTATGAGTATTGTATTCAGCAGTTTGCCGCTTACGAAGGTGTTAAGGGCGGTGAGTTCTACACGCCTGCAAGTATTGTTAAAACCATTGTTGCTATCTTAAAGCCATTCAAAAACTGCCGTGTATATGACCCTTGCTGCGGTTCGGGAGGCATGTTCGTACAGAGTGCAAAGTTCATTCAGGCTCACAGCGGTAAGCGTGGCGAAATCGCCGTTTACGGTCAGGAGTCCAACGCTGACACTTGGAAAATGGCAAAAATGAATATGGCTATTCGAGGTATTGACGCCGATTTCGGCCCGTATCAGGCAGATACATTTTTCAATGATTTGCATAAGACTTTGAAAGCAGATTTTATTATGGCAAATCCGCCTTTCAACCTCTCTAACTGGGGACAGGAAAAACTCAAAGACGATGTCCGTTGGAAATACGGCACACCGCCTGCCGGCAATGCCAACTATGCATGGATTCAGCATATGATACACCACCTTGCACCTAACGGAAAAATCGGTCTTGTGCTTGCAAACGGTGCTTTATCCTCTCAGTCAAGCGGCGAGGGAGAAATCAGAAAGAACATTATTCAGGCTGACCTTGTGGAAGGTATCGTCGCTCTGCCGACTCAGTTGTTTTACAGCGTTACCATTCCTGTTACCCTTTGGTTTATTACAAAGAATAAAAAGCAAAAAGGCAAGACTTTATTTATTGACGCTCGCAAAATGGGTTATATGGTTGACCGTAAGCACAGAGATTTTACCGATGAGGACATTCAAAAGCTGGCAGATACATTTACGGCGTTCCAAGAAGGAACGCTTGAAGATGTAAAAGGTTTCTGCGCAGTTGCCGATTTGCAGGAAATCGAAAAGCAGGACTTCATTCTGACACCGGGCAGATATGTGGGTATTGAAGAAGCCCCGGACGACGGCGAACCCTTTGAAGAAAAGATGACCCGCCTTACTTCTGAGCTTTCGAAGATGTTTGCAAAGTCTCACGAGTTGGAGGACGAAATCCGCAAGAAACTGGGGGCGATTGGGTATGAAGTGTAAGCTTTCTGATATTTGCAGTTTTCGCAAAGGAAAAGTAGAAGTAGAAAATCTAAATGCGAAAAACTATATATCAACCGAAAATATGTTGCCAAATAAGTGTGGAATTACTGAAGCAAGCTCTTTACCGACAGTTTCTTTAACACAGGAATATAATAGCGGTGATGTCCTTGTTTCTAATATTCGCCCTTATTTCAAAAAAATTTGGCAAGCCGAATATGATGGCGGTTGTTCAAACGATGTATTAGTCTTTGTTCCAAAACCTAATACAGATAAAGATTTCTTGTATTATGTACTTGCGGATGATGATTTCTTTACATATTCTATGGCGACATCAAAGGGAACGAAAATGCCACGAGGAGACAAAACCTCAATAATGCAATACGAAGTTCCTCTGATTGATTTGCAGGTGCAAAAGAAAATCGCAAGTGTTTTGAAGGCATTGGACGAGAGAATTAAACTTAATAATGAGATAAACAATAATTTAGCTGAGCAATCACAAGCCATCTTTGCGGAATTTATGTGCAAATACCCTTATGTACTGTCTCCCCTCGGTGATATGGCAGAAATCATTGATTGCCTTCATTCCAAAAAACCGAAGGCTGTTAACGGTACGACATATCAGCTATTACAGCTAAACAATATTACAGATAGTGGTTTTCTTGACCTTTCATCAAAGTATTATATCTCCAAGTCCGATTATGAAAACTGGACTCGCAAGTGTGAAATAGTCGAAGGTGATTGTGTAATAACCAATGTTGGTAGGATAGGAGCCGTATCACAAGCTCCTAATGGTACACACGCAGCTATGGGCAGAAATATGACTTGTATAAGATTAAGGAATGATAAACCCTTTTACTCATATCTTATCACAGCCTTGCTATCACCTCACATTCGCAGGGAGATAATGAAGAACACTGATGAAGGAACAATAATGGGCGCTTTAAATGTTAAAAATATTCCCTTGTTACTGTTTCCTATGTTCGCTCTGCCAACAATGAATGCATTGGAGGACTTATTGTCACCCATAAGGAAAGCTATTGAGCAAAATTATCTTTCAAACCAAATGCTTTCACTATTGAGAGATTCTCTGCTTCCTCGCCTTATGTCAGGTGAACTTGATGTTTCTAACATCGAGATTTAAGCCGCTAAATTATTGTTTAGCATATAACATACCCATAACTTCCGTGGGTGGCGGAAGTTAATATCGGGGGACTTCCGCCCCATAGTCGTTCTCTAAGAATAAAAAGGAGAATTGACTGTGAAACAAGACTTAATCAAAGATGTTATTCAGGGAATGTTACCTTACCTGAACAACGCACAAAATGAAAAATTGCAAGAGGTGTTGAAATACACCCTTGCAAATTATGAGGTAACGGAAAATCAAAGCAAAGAGAAATACTCGGAGCTAAACTTCGTAGAACTGTTCCTATCGGCAAAGCGAATTGAGGGCTGCTCCGAGAAATCTCTTAAATACTACAAGGCAACTATCGAAGCTATGCTCTGTGAACTTAAAAAAGATGTCAAACACATAGTTACAGACGACATCAGAGGATACCTGACGGAATATCAGGAAAAGAAGAAATCAAGCAAGGTAACGATAGACAATATCCGCCGTATTCTCTCCAGCTTCTTCTCTTGGTTAGAGGATGAGGATTACATACTGAAAAGTCCGGTAAGACGCATACACAGGGTAAAAACCGGCACGAATATCAAGGAGACATACTCCGATGAAGCGTTAGAGCTTATGAGGGATAATTGCTCAGAGCTTCGAGACTTAGCGATTATTGATATGCTTGCGTCAACGGGTATGCGTGTTGGCGAAATGGTACTGCTTAATCGAAATGATATTGATTTCAACGAGAGAGAATGTATCGTGTTCGGTAAAGGCAGTAAGGAACGAGTAGTCTATTTTGACGCTCGCACAAAGATACATTTGCAGAATTACTTGGATAGCAGAACGGACGATAATCCGGCATTGTTTGTATCGCTGAAATCGCCTCATAAAAGGTTAAAAATCGGCGGTGTTGAGGTTCGTCTTAGAGAATTTGGAAAACAATTAGGGCTTAACAAGGTACACCCGCATAAGTTCAGGCGTACACTTGCAACTATGGCAATAGATAAAGGAATGCCCATTGAGCAATTGCAACAGCTCTTGGGACATAGAAAGATAGATACGACCTTGCAGTATGCAATGGTCAAGCAGAGCAATGTTAAAATTGCTCATCGAAAATATATCGGATAGAGAGGAAAACGAACATGGCTGAATGGATTGAGTGCAAAATATCTGACATTGGTACGGTTGTTGGTGGGGCTACTCCATCGACAAAGAAACCTGAGAATTATGAAAATGGAACTATTGCTTGGATAACACCGAAAGATTTATCTACATTCACCGGACGCTATATTCAGTGTGGCGAAAGAAACATTACCGAAATAGGATTGAAAAGCTGTTCTACGCAGTTGCTTCCAAAGGATACCGTATTGTTTTCTTCAAGAGCGCCTATTGGATATGTGGCTATCGCCGCAAACGAGGTGTGTACTAATCAGGGATTTAAGAGTGTTGTCCCAAATGAAAATACCGACCCTCTTTTCTTATATTATTTGCTTAAATACAACAAGGATAAAATTGAAGGTATGGGAAGCGGAACAACATTCAAAGAGGTATCAGGAAACACAATGAAAAATATTGTTGTTTCTGTTCCAACAGATAAGAAAGTGCAAGAGAGAATATCCTCTATGCTCGGTTCTATTGATGATAAAATTGAGGAAAACGAGAGAATAAACAATAATTTAGTGGCTTAAAGGTTAATGTTGGAGATGTCAATCTCTCCGGATATAAGTTTTGGTAAAAGTTTGTCCCTAAGAACAGTCAATTTCTTATTTTCCAAGCAATTATTTACGATTTTATCTATCATAGGTGCTGTTATTGAATCAAAGTTGTTAAGTGTTGTCTCATCAGGAAGGATTATTCTAAATGAATCAAAATCTTTTTTACCAATGTGAATTACTGTTGTAGCAACTTGTGTTTGTTCAATTTTGTTCAAAAGGGGTTTTATTGTATAAAGGACAAATGCTTTTCCTTGTGGACGATTATTTTCAAAAATACAAACTCGTTGATTTAACCACGCTGGTTCATTTCCCCATAAGTATGGACGAAATTCGCCATCCATTCCAACAACAATATCTCCGGGGTGAATCAAATGACCTTTTGGATGTTCTTCTGTAGTGAATGTGACGAATAATTGTTCTTTTAAATCACGAATTCGAATAATAGGTTTACCAAGTCCATCAGTATTAAATAACTTGGAAGCAAAGGGTGCACCATATATTATGTTTGCAATAGCATAAATATTTGTATCTTTCCAATTTTCAGGTCTAATGCCATTAAAAGGCTTAAAATCAATAAACCACGCTTTGTAAAGGGCTTGCATTTGCTCAAATAAATTATTGTTTATAAGGATAGGAGGGTTAGAAGTGAATAGGTTTGATAATGAAGATAAGATAATATCTCAATTTCAGGAAGTCAACGACAATGAGGTTATGTTTGCAACTCAGTCTGAGACGATTGAAGCTGTTTATTCTTCAATTCATACAGAAGCCTTATGGAAAAACTGGATAAATAGTTCCGGCAAGTCTGACCCGCCACCTGATTACTATTCGCCAAAAGACGAGCTGATGATGGATGTTATGCGAGTTGACGACCACGCTTTTGTAGATAAAAAAGGGAAAATTCAAAATCCGACAAACGCCGGAGAAAGCAAGCTTTATAAAGAACTTAAAGAAAGCGGCATACAAGAAATCTTCCCTAATGCAGAACTTATAGTTAATGCCAAAACACTTTTGCCGTCAGAGCAAGACCATAACTATTTGTTCTACAAGTCAAACTTTGAACGAATAGTTTCCGAACATATAAAAAAGCTTCCGCTTTACCAAAGTAACCACGTCGGTTACAAAACCGTTTTGTTCGTTATGGATGAGTCCTCTGCGTATCTTCAATGTGAAAGCAATAAGCCGAATATGGATAAAGTACACGAAGGCGAAATGATAGCAGGAAAACCACACTTGTTCTTTTGGGATGAAAACTTCGTAAATGTCTTTTTACATAGCGGTATTGATTACTTGATTTGGTATGCACCATATAAACTGCTTAGAACATCACAAGGAATTTTTGAACTTCCTAAGGTTGTGATGTTTGACTGTAAAACCGGAAACTACGACAATTTAATTAAGTATAACGAAGAAAGAATATGCAGCTCCGAGCTGTAAAAAAAGGAGAAACGAAAATGCCGGGATTATATACCGAAGCCGATTATGAGAATTCAGTAATCGAGCTGTTCAGAAATGATTTGGGATACGAGTACGCATACGGTCCCGATATAGAAAGGGACGTTTACAGTCCACTATATGAGGAGATTTTAATTGACTCTCTGTATCGTTTGAATAGAGAACTGCCTGATGACGCAATTCAGGACGCCTTATTCAAGCTCAAAAATTTTGAAAACGGGGAGCTTGTGCAGAAAAATGCTGTCTTTATGGACTATCTGCAAAACGGCATTCCTGTTAGATTTTTTGTCAGCGGTGAGGAACACTCCTCTATCGTCTATCTTGTTGACTACAAAAATCCCGACAATAACTCCTTTATTGTAGCAAATCAATGGACATTTATTGAAAATAGCAATAAACGCCCTGATGTAATTCTCTTTTTGAACGGCTTGCCGGTTGTATTGGTCGAGCTTAAATCTCCGTCCCGTGAAGAAACGGACGCTTCCGAAGCGTACAGGCAGCTCCGTAACTATATGATTGAGATTCCGTCAATGTTCATTTACAACGCAATTTGCGTAATGAGCGACCAGTTGACCTCTAAAGCGGGTACGATCACCTCCGGTGAAGACCGCTTTATGGAGTGGAAAACAAAAGACGGCGACTATGAAAACACGCAGTATGCACAGTTTGATACTTTCTTTGAGGGTATGTTCCAAAAGGCACGACTGCTTGATATAATCAAAAACTTTATTTGCTTTTCTAACGAGGGTATCAACTCGTTTAAGATACTTGCAGGGTATCATCAATACTTTGCAGTCAGAAAAGCGATTGAATCCACAAAGCACGCTACCGTTACCGACGGTAAGGGCGGTGTGTTTTGGCACACCCAAGGCAGCGGAAAGTCGCTGTCTATGGTGTTCTATGCTCATTTGTTGCAAGAAGCGTTGGACAGCCCGACGATTGTTGTTATCACAGACAGAAACGACCTTGACGACCAGCTTTACGGTCAGTTTGCAAAGTGCAAAGACTTTTTAAGGCAAGAACCAATGCACGCCGAAAGCAGAGAGAATTTGAAATCTCTCCTTGCCGGCAGACAGGCAAACGGTATTATTTTTACCACTATGCAAAAGTTCGAGGAGGCTCACGAAGCGTTATCCGAACGCCACAATATCGTTGTTATGGCAGACGAAGCACACCGTGGACAATATGGACTGACCGAAACCGTGGACGCTAAAACCGGTAAGGTTAAAATCGGTACGGCTCGTGTTATCCGCAACACCTTGCCTAACGCTACATATATCGGCTTTACAGGCACGCCTATTTCTTCTAAAGACCGCAGCACCCGTGAGGTGTTCGGTGACTATATCGACATTTACGATATGACTCAGGCTGTAGAGGACGGAGCAACCCGCCCGGTTTATTACGAAAGCCGTGTAATTAAGCTCAATCTCGATGAAGCAACGCTACGGATGATTGACACCGAGTATGATATTATGTCCGCCAATGCCGATGAAGAAGTTATCGAAAAGAGCAAGCGTGAACTCGGTCAGATGGAAGCAATCCTCGGCAATGATAACACCATCAATTCACTTGTAAGCGATATACTCGACCACTACGAGAACAACAGAGAAAACCTGTTGACAGGTAAAGCAATGATTGTTGCTTACTCTCGCCCTATCGCTATGAAAATTTACAAGCGTATTTTAGAGCTGCGCCCTGCTTGGACGGAAAAAGTTGCGGTTGTAATGACTTCCGGCAACAACGACCCGGAAGAATGGCGTGAGATAATCGGCAACAAGCACCACAAGGACGAGCTTGCAAAGAAATTCAAAGATAACAACAGTCCGCTTAAAATCGCAATCGTTGTAGATATGTGGCTCACAGGCTTTGATGTGCCGTCCCTTGCCACTATGTATGTTTACAAGCCTATGTCGGGACATAATCTAATGCAGGCTATTGCCCGTGTAAACCGTGTATTCCGTGACAAAGAGGGCGGTCTTGTTGTTGACTATGTGGGTATTGCAACAGCACTTAAAAAGGCTATGAACGATTACACCGCCCGTGATAAAAAGAATTACGGCGATACCGATGTTGCAAAGGTTGCATTCCCGAAATTCCAAGAGAAGCTGTCCGTTTGCCGTGATAAGTTCCACGGATTTGATTATTCTAAGTTCCAAACCGGCACAGACCTTGAAAGGTCTAAGACTATTAGTGGCGCTGTCAACTTCATTATGGGCAGAGAAAAAATTGACGATAAGGACTCGTTCGTAAAAGAAGCGCTTATGCTTCATCAGGCATTGTCCCTCTGTTCCTCTATGGTTGATGAGGACGACCGTATCGAAGCAGCGTTCTTTGAGTCTGTGCGTGTACTTGTTTTAAGGCTTGCCAATACAGGTGTCGGCAAAAAAATATCCTTGCCCGAAATGAACGCAAGGATTAACGAACTCTTAAAACAGAGTATCAAGAGTGAAGGTGTTATCAACCTTTTCTCGGACATTAAAGAAGAATTCTCCCTCTTTGACCCGAAGTTTCTGCAAGAAGTTGCGAATATGAAAGAAAAGAACCTTGCCGTCGAGCTTTTGAAAAAGTTGATTGCAGAGCAGGTTTCTGTTTACCGCAGGACAAATGTGGTTAAATCCGAAAAGTTCAGCGAGATTATGCAGCGTTCGCTCAATGCATATTTGAACGGTATGCTGACCAATGAAGAAGTCATTGAAGAAATGCTAAAACTTGCAAAGCAGATTGCGGCAGCGCAAAAAGAGGGCGACCAACTCGGACTTACAGCCGATGAGCTTGCATTCTACGATGCCCTCACAAAGCCGCAGGCAATCAAAGACTTCTACGAAAATGACGAACTTATAGCCATTACAAAAGAGCTTGCAGATACTCTCCGCAGAAATAAAACGATTGACTGGCAAAAGCGTGAGTCTGCAAGAGCAAAAATGCGTATGCTCATTAAGAAACTTTTGAAAAAGCATAAATACCCGCCGGAGGGTATGGACGACGCAGTTCAAACGGTTATGACCCAATGCGAACTTTGGACGGATAATATGATGGAAGCGTAGGTTGATGGAGAATAAATATGGACAAGAGATTTCAATGGACAGAATTTTATATGGAGTTGGCTTCTGCCCTACTTCCTTACAAAAACAATAGAAGTGACTTGATTGCTAAACTTAAAACTATCTTTGCTGATGCCGGAATGAATTTTCCGTTTAAGGAAAGAGGAAAAGAAGTATATGAGGACATCTGCCCGTTTACCGTTTTCGGCTCGTTTAATAAGGGCATAACAAATGCAAATCGTATTGCTTTGTTGGAACAATTCGCAAAGCAATTTTCGATTAAGGCGGCTGTGCCGACAGAGTTTGACGGTATTCCGGTAGTAATGAATTTAAGTGCGTGGTTCTTTGCGTATAAAGAAAATCGTGGAGAACACGACATAGATAACCTTTGGGATTTGCTTGAAAAAGCAATAGCATATTCCGATGAAGCCTCCACAGATAATAAAAATGCTTTCATTGCTGCCTATGACACAGTTACAAAGCAGAAAATGATTAAGTGGAATATTACGATGGGACTTTATTGGGCAAGACCATATACATTCATCAATTTGGACTCTACCAACAGAGCTTTTATTACGGATGTGGACAATATGCCCCATTATTTTACAACCATATTCTCTGATATAAATAAAGGATTACCCAACGGAAGAAACTATTTGTTTATGTGCGAGCAGGCAAAGAACGCTCTTAATCAGAAAGAATATGAGTATCACAGTTTCCCCGAACTGTCTTATTATGCTTGGAAAAGCAACCAATCGGGCAAAACAGAAGAAACCACGACAACCACAGTTGATTCAAATATAAAAGAAACGAATTATTGGATTTACTCTCCCGGTGACAACGCTTCAATGTGGGACGAGTTCTATAAATTCAGCATAATGGGTATCGGTTGGGACGATGTTACAGACCTTAAAGGATTTTCTTCAAAAGAGGAAATCAAAGAGTATATGAAAAAGGTTTACGACCCAAGTTACTCCTACAAAAACAACGCTCATTGCCTTTGGCAGTTTGCAAATGAAATTAAAGTCGGCGATGTGATTTTCGTCAAAAAAGGAATGCATAAAATTATCGGAAAAGGCATTGTAACATCCGATTATATCTATGATACCTCAAGAAGCACATACAAGCACATTAGAAAAGTTGACTGGCAAAACAAAGGCGAATGGGAACATCCCGGTCAAGCAGTTATGAAAACGCTCACCAACATATCGGCTTATCCCGATTATGTTCAAAAGCTGCTTGCTCTGTTTGCGGAAGATATTTCTGAGGAAGTATCGGAACAAAAGGAAATCAAGTATCCGTTGTATTCAAAAGATGATTTCCTGAATGAAGTCTATATGGATGAGGATACATATAACACGCTTACGGAATTGCTTGAAGCAAAATACAATGTTATTCTACAAGGCGCACCCGGCGTAGGTAAGACTTTTGCAGCAAAGAGGCTTGCTTACTCTATTATGGGACAGAAAGACACCAGCCGTGTAGCAATGGTACAGTTTCATCAAAGCTACTCTTACGAAGATTTCATTCAAGGATACAGACCGTCAAAAGACGGCTTTGAACTTGAAAACGGGACATTCTATAAGTTTTGCAAAGAAGCGGAAGAAGATAATGAACGCCCCTATTTCTTTATTATTGATGAAATCAACCGTGGTAATTTGAGCAAAATTCTCGGTGAACTTATGATGTTAATCGAGAAAGATAAACGTGGCGAAAAAATCAAACTGCTTTATTCTAATGAATGGTTTACTGTACCTCAGAATGTCAGAATTATAGGTATGATGAACACCGCTGACAGAAGCCTTGCATTAATGGATTATGCGTTGAGAAGAAGATTTGCTTTCTTTGATTTCGCACCAGCGTTTCCTTCGGAAGGTTTCAAGAACTATTTGGCGGAAAAGAATTCTCCAAAATTAGAAAGCCTAATAACTGCTGTCGAGTCATTGAATAACACTATTTCTGCTGATGAGTCATTGGGAGATGGTTTCAGAATCGGTCACAGCTATTTCTGTACCGATGGAGAAATTACTGATGAATGGCTCAAATCCGTTGTGGAATATGAAGTAATACCGCTTATCAAAGAATATTGGTTTGACGAGCCGACAAAAGTTAGAGATTGGTCTGCTACTTTAAGGAGTGCAATTAAATGATTCGCATACAGAACATATACTATATGCTTTCCTATGCGTTTCAGGTTCTCAACGAAGATGGCTATAAGCAGGTTGCTACCGAAGAATTTGAAAATGCAGCCGAACTATGTGCTGCCATATTGATAAAAGGTGTTTCTTCTCAGCTAAAACGAGGATTGGGCAAAGAGTATATTGTTCAAACGGAGGAATTATCTTCATTAAGGGGTAAAATTGATATTTCTGCTTCGGTAAAAGAGCAAACTATGCTGAGAAAACGCCTTGTCTGCAACTATGATGAGTTTTCGGTCAATTCATATATGAATAGAATTATCCGAACAACAATGGACACGCTCGTAAGAAGCAATATCAGCAAGGATAGAAAAAAGCAACTTCGTAAACTCCTCATTTATTTTGCAGAAGTCGAACCTTTGAATCGTGAGAGCATAAATTGGAAGCTTCAATTTAATAAGAATAATCAAACCTATCAGATGTTGATTTCGATTTGTTATCTGATACTCAAAGGCTTGCTTCAAACAACTTCTGACGGAAGCACAAAGTTAATGGACTTCCTTGATGAGCAGCGTATGTGCAGGCTTTATGAGAAGTTCATTCTTGAATACTACCGTAAGGAACACCCTGAAATTCGGGCGTCAGCGTCTCAAATTCCTTGGGATACCGACGATGATTACAGAGAAATGCTCCCTGTTATGCAAAGCGATATTATGCTTAAAAGCGGAGATAAAACTTTGGTAATTGATGCAAAATACTATGCTCATACCACGCAAAGTCAGTACAATACAAATACGCTACATTCTGGAAATTTGTATCAGATATTTACTTATGTGAAAAATCTTGATACAAGCAACTCCGGTAATGTTGCTGGAATGTTATTATATGCCAAAACGGATGAGATTGTGTTGCCAAATAATGATTATAAAATGGGTGGAAATCAAATATCAGTAAAAACACTGGATTTGGACTGTGAATTTGCAGAAATAAAGAGGCAGTTAGATGATATAGTACAAAGATATTTTGATTGTTCCTAATTATGGGCAGGATATTCGCAAAATTTACAAGGTCTGTTATGAAACTAAAATAACAGACCGAAAAGAGGTATGAATATGGGCGAGATTGTAAAAATGGATAATGGGAAAGACAATGAGATAATGGCAATGATGAACGATGCATCGTTGTGTCCGCTGTTAGAGGAAACAAAAGTTGGTGTTTCCAATTACACAAAATTACCAGTAACAAGATTGACAGCTATGGGAACAGCGTTTCAACCATTGACAACTGCTGTGCAAACCGCAGTAACCGGAGCTGGTGGAAGTGGATTGTACTATGTTAATACAGCCGGAAAAACAATGTTTCAGATGAAGGAAACGGGCAATTTTATCGGTTCTCTGAAAACATCAGCAGGTTTGGTTGGCGGAGGACAGGCTCAGATGATGCCGCTTGCTTTTGACCCAACAATGCTATTTATGGCGGCAGCACTTGCGAATATTGATAAAAAACTGGATTCTATAAAAGAAATGCAGCAGGAAATGATGGATTTTCTTGTTCAGAAGGAAAAAGCTGAATTAAAAGGAAATCTTACATTTCTGTATGATGTGTTCAATAATTACAAGTATAACTGGAATAATGAAATGTATAAGAATAGCAATCATACAATGGTGCTTGCTATAAAAAAAGAAGCTGAAGCAAAGATAGTATTTTACCGTGAACAGATAATTGCCAAAGTAAATAAGAAATCTTTGATTCATAGTGACCAGACGGTAAACAAGCAGTTGCAGGCGGTACAAGACCAATTTAAAGATTACCAGCTTGCATTATATACACTTGCATTCTCATCATTCCTAGATGTAATGCTTGTGGGAAATTATGACAAAGAGTATTTGTCCGGTATTTCAGAAAAATTGGATGATTATTCGATGAAATACAGAGAACTTTATACGCAGTGCTATGAGGAAATATCTGGATATTCTTCTACTTCCATACAATCCTCTTTGCTGAAAGGATTATCAAAGACAACGAAAGCAGTCGGCAAGATTGTAGAGCGGATACCAGTTGTTGGAGATACGCAGGCTGATGAAACGCTCATTGCAGCAGGGGAAAAGCTTGGCGATATAGGAACAGAAAAAATCCGCAAACAGATGCGGCAGTTGATTGAACGACAGAGTAACTTTGTCCGTCCGTTTATTGATAATATTGATACTGTAAATCGACTGAATAATAATCCAGTGCAGTTATTAGTAGACAAAGACAATCTTTATATTGCAACGATATCATAATTTACTCAAAGGAATTTTAGAAGGGAGCATAGAATGATGGCAAAGCAAAATACCTATATCGCAATCGACCTCAAATCATTCTATGCTTCTGTGGAGTGTAAAGAGCGAAATCGTGACCCTTTGACAACAAATCTTGTGGTTGCAGATAAGAGCAGGACAGAGAAAACTATCTGTCTTGCGGTATCTCCGTCATTAAAAAGGTATGGGATACCCGGCAGACCACGCTTGTTTGAAGTCGTGCAAAAGGTAAAAGAGGCTAATAACAACCGAAGATGGAAAGCACCAAATCGTACATTTACTGGTTCGTCTGATGACAGTACAGAATTAAATGTGAATCCAGCGTTGGAGATTGATTATATCGTTGCACCACCTCGTATGGCATACTATCTGGAGTATAGTACCAAGATTTACAGTGTTTACTTGAAATACATCGCTCCGGAAGATATTTTCCCGTACTCGATTGATGAAGTATTCATAGATGCAACAAATTATCTGAACACCTATCAGATGACTGCAAGGGAACTTGCCATGACGATGATACAGGATGTTTTGAAAACAACAGGAATCACAGCAACAGCCGGAATCGGCACGAATATGTACTTGTGTAAAATTGCGATGGGTATTGTGGCAAAGCATATTGAGCCGGACAAGGACGGTGTGCGAATTGCCGAATTGGATGAAATGTCTTACCGCAGACAGCTATGGAATCATAGACCGCTTACAGATTTCTGGAGAGTTGGTAAAGGCTATGCAAAGAAACTGGAAGAACATGGACTTTTTACTATGGGAGATATTGCAAGGTGTTCCATCGGAAAGTCGAATGAACTGTATAACGAAGAGCTGCTCTACAAGTTGTTTGGAATCAATGCGGAACTGCTAATTGACCATGCTTGGGGATATGAACCTTGTACGATGGAGCAGGTCAAAGCCTATAAGCCGGAAACCAACAGTGTATGCTCAGGACAGGTACTTCACTGCCCGTATGATTTTGATAAGGCGAAGTTGGTTGTAAAAGAAATGACTGACCTTATGGTTCTTGATTTAGTAGATAAGGGACTTGTTACTGACCAGATTGTGTTGACGATAGGTTATGATATAGAAAATTTGACAGACCCAGACCGAAGCAGAAAATATAAGGGAGATGTCACAATTGACAGATATGGAAGAAGAGTTCCTAAACACGCTCACGGAACAACAAACCTGAAAAGACAGACATCATCAACAATGCTGATAACTGATGCTGTGATGGAACTGTATGACAGAATCGTGGATAAAAATCTGCTTATCAGAAGAATTAACATTACAGCGAATAGACTTGTAGATGAGAACTCAGCAAAGAAAGAAGATAAATATGAGCAGCTTGACCTTTTTACAGATTATAAGGCAAAAGAACAGGAGCAAGTCAAAGAAGAAGCAGCTTTAGAGCGTGAAAAGCGTATGCAACAAACAATGCTTACGATAAAAAAGAAGTTTGGGAAGAATGCCATCTTGAAAGGAATGAATCTTCAGGAGGGAGCGACAGCCAAAGACCGTAATGAACAGATAGGTGGACACAAGGCGTAGAAAAATAAAGTATATGATTAAGGAAACAGAATATGAGATGGATATATGAACTTTCGTGGCTGTGGAAACCAATAGGGATATTTATTCTGATTGTTGCCATATGTGAGTGGTGTGCAGCTTTGATTTACAAAGGAATGAAGAAGCATTACGGAGTGAAAGCGGCAATAAGTGTTGCAATCGTAGCAGTCATTTTATCTGCCATTTGCATTTTCATGCTCGCACGGATACCTATGCCACTGTAAATGGAGGAAGATTATGGAGAATCAAGACAATCACAGATATGATGATATTATCAATCTGCCGAATCCAACTTCAAAGAAACACCCTCGTATGTCCCTTTATGACAGAGCAGCACAGTTTTCGCCTTTTGCGGCACTTACTGGACACGAAGCAGCTATTAAGGAAACTGCAAGACAGACGGATGAAAAATTGATGCTGAGTGATGAAGTCATAGCTGAATTGAATGAAAAGTTAAATTTGATTGCTGAAACCATCGGTACACAGCAAAGGGTTAGAATCACTTATTTCGTACCGGATAAAAAAAAAGCTGGAGGAGCATACATTACCTGCTCCGGTTGCGTAAAGAAGTTTGATGAATATGAGCATACAGTTATTATGGAAGATAAGACAGTCATCCCGATTGAACAGATAAGTGATATAGATGGAGAAATGTTTGGAGATATGTATTAGTAGTTGGAAAGGACAACAATGGAAACAAAGCCAAGGATTTTATACCTACAAAAGATTTTACTGGAAAGAACTGATGAAGAAAATCCTCTTTCCACAACACAGATAATCAATATATTAAATGATGAATACGGAATATCTGCACATAGAACGACGGTCACAAAAGACATTGCTGCACTTCAAGAGTTTGGAATGGACATTGTTACTATCCACTCTACTCAGAGTAAATACTTTGTAGCCAGCCGCAAGTTTGAATTGCCGGAACTGAAACTGCTAATAGATGCAGTGGAGTCATCGAAGTTCATTACAAAGAAGAAAAGCGAAACTCTGATTGAGAAGATACATACGATGACAAGTCCGGGGCAGGTGGTAAAGCTGAAGCGTAACAATTATGTGGTCAATCGTATTAAGCCGGATAATGAACAGATATATTACATCATCGACGCTATAAATGATGCCATCAATGCAGGTAAGCAGATTTCTTTTCAGTATTATGATTATACCGGATTGAAGAAAAAGGTTCTGAAGAACAAGGGCGAAGTGTATAAGTTCAGTCCGTATAAACTTCTCTGGTGTGGGGACTATTATTATGTTCTCGGATATTCAGAGAAGAAAAGCAAGGTTATCAATTTCAGGGTAGACCGTATTGCTTCTAAGCCGGAGATACTGGATAAGGACATTATTCCTATGCCTGATGATTTTGATATTGAGAATTACACAAAGGAAGTATTCTTTATGTTCTCAGGCGAAAAAGTCCTTGTAGATTTACGGTGCGATAACAGCCTGATGAAAACAATGGTTGACCGTTTCGGAGAAGATGTGACAACCCTTGCGTATGATATGACGTCTTTCAGAGTACAGACCGAAGTATCAGCCAGTCCTACCTTTTTCGGTTGGGTGTTTGGCTTTAATGGCAAGGTACAGATACTTGCACCGGAAAGTGTGAAAGAACAGTACAAGAAGATGCTCACAAAAGCTACTGAAGATATGAATGAGAATGAATAGTGCAGATTTGTATTTTTGTAATTGGTCTGCATAAAGCGTAAAGTCAATATTAAAGAATGGAGAGGTGTTAGCAAATTGCGACACCTCTTTTCTTTTGCGAAAAACCTACTTGAAAAATTTTTCGTATCGGGTATAATAAAACTATCGAAAGCAGATTGCTTCCGATAGAAAAGAAAGCGAGGTGCAGGTATGAGAAGCAAGAGTCCTGAACTTATGAGTGAGATAAAAAAATATATCGAGGATTATTACCTGCAAAACAGACAATCCCCATCGACTACAAAGATTGCTGAAGCGGTTGGTATTGCCAGAGGTACAGCATACAAATACTTGGTAGAGATGGCTCAGAAGAATATGATTGAGTACGACGGGCAGGAGATTCGTACCAATGTGACCCGTAAGTACAGTGGCGAACAGACACAGACACCGATTGTGGGTTCTATTCCTTGTGGCAGTCCTCAGTATGAGGAAGAAAATATTGAAGAATATGTATCACTTCCTACTGCTATTTTCGGCAAAGGGGATTTCTTCATATTAAGAGCAAGTGGTCAGTCTATGATTGAAGCAGGGATTGATGACGGCGACCTTGTGGTTGTTAAAAAGCAGGTAGAAGCCAATGAGGGCGATATAGTAGTTGCCCTTGTGGATAATCAGAATACATTGAAACGTTACTTCCGAGATGATGAGAATAAGAAAATCATTCTCCATCCGGAAAATAAGAAGATGAAAGACATCATTGTAGATGAGTGCTGCATTCAGGGTGTGGCTTGTCACATCATCAAAGAACTATAACAGAGGACAGACGAATGAGAACACTTGAAGGAATTCGCTATCTAATCAATTTGGATAGTGCGGAAATACAACAGAACTTTGCCGGAGGAGTTGCACCACCGGACAAGGTGGAGTCGGAGGTGGACACAACTTGAGTATTTATATGTCAAGAGCCGAGTTGGAAGAAATCAGCGAAGGCTTGATAACAGCTTATGCTAATAAGTTTAGCAATCGAGTGATTCAATCCATCGACATAGAACATTTCATTACAGAATTTCTTATGTTACGAATTGAATACGCTTCTTTCGCAGAAGATGATGCAGGCAGGATTGGTTTTCTGGCAGATGGAGCAACACCACTGCTGGTACATCAGGACGGAAAAATTATTCCCTTTGTTTTCCCGAAAGATACCATCGTACTTGATAAATTTCTTCTTGCTGAAAAGGAGCAGGGACGTCGTAGGTTTACAATGGCACACGAAGCGTCACATCATATCTTGAGTAAGATGTATGCAATGCCGAGTGAAGGACGCTTTCATGCCGAGTATGACAGTGAGCGTAGTTATTCCAAAGAGGAACTGGCTCAGATGTTTGCGTCTGTTGAGTGGCAGGCAGATACAATGGGAGCTTCGCTTCTTATGCCGAGAAGAATTATTGAAAATGCCTTGGCGAAATATAATCGGTCAAATCCGATAAAAGTTTATGGCGATAATACCATTACTTCAAAGGATAAAGCAGTTATCCGCAGAATGGCAGCTTATATCGGAGTATCTTATACAGCCTTGGTTATCAGATTGAGAGATATGGGACTATTTGAGTATCACAATATCCTTGAGTACATTTCCAATGAGTTAAATCTGGGAGGTGTTTCGCAATGAGATTACAGACTCAGGTAGCACCTGAAATACAAAAGAGGTTGCTTCTGTCAAGAGTAGAAGCAGAAAGCCTGAAAGAGCGTGATATTCTCTGCCCGACTTGCGGGTTTAGGATACAGAGAGTTTTTTCAGACGCAACCGGACATTTGAGTGTGAAGTGTCAGAAATGCAAGAATGTCCACATCTTAAATCTCGCTTACTTCCGAAGAATCCGTAGGAATGGATATGGCAGGAATTGCAGGCGATGAAGATTACAAGTAAATATCGAAACGATTTCTAATCGAGTAAGCGGAGATAAGCAATTTATTTGCTAAACTACCAAGCACCGTACGAAGCCGGATAAGTGAAGAATAGAAGTATTCTTTGCTGTCCAGATTCGACGGTGCTTTTTTTGTTGCTGTTTTATTCGATTATACTTCGTGCAGTATTAGGTCTTTTCCCTTACTTGGGAAAGGACTTTTATGTTTTATACCGTTTGGCAGTGCCAGATAGCTAAATACCCGTAATCTCCGAATTTTTGATTTCAAACCAATTCAAAAATTCAAATTCAAGGAGATTACGGAAATGACAAAGAACAACAAATCAAATAATCAGGAAGAACTTTTTGCAAGAGATTGTAAACTTATGAATCTCAAATATGAATATGACGGATATACCGGCACGGAGAAATGGGCGGTTATTACTGAACTTACCGAAGAAGAACTGTGGGATAAATATCCGGATATTATCAGCAGATACACTCCATTTGTCCTGCTGTCTATGGCACAGGGAAAAGTGATTATTGACGATAACAGAGAAACTCATAGATGTGAAATGCGAGATGCAAGACATTTAGATGCTTTTTGTTATGAAGATGATTTATTTGAGCAATTCCATAATGAAGCATTCTTAGATTTTGTTGACCCATTTGAACTCAGAGAAGCAGAAGAAATTGCAGAGAGGAAAGAATTACAGCGTCTGCGTGAAATTGAGAAAGTTAGAATAGTGCTTTCAATGATGAAACCAGCTCAGGAACGAAGATTGTATAAGTTTGTCATTGAGGGTAAAAGTTGTCGTGAAATAGCAGCAGAAGAAGGAACTTATCACAGTTCTGTCAGCAAGTCTATTGAAGCGGCAAAGAAAAGTTTTAAGAAAATTTATAAGAACCTCTGATTTTGGGTGTCCAAAATGAACCCTTTTGTGCAATGAGTGAAGGGGTTATTTCATTCCGGATACGAATGACACTTCAAAATATTTAGAAATGTGAGGTTTTACATATGAAAGAAAAAACAATTTGCCGTGGGGATTTATTCTACTACGACTTCGGAACACGAACAGGTTCGGTACAAAGCGGAACACGACCGGTACTTGTAATTCAGGCAGATGATTATAACAGAAACGCACCAACAATTATTGTGGCTGCTGTAACAGGCGTTATCAAGAAAAGATACCTGCCGTCACATATCCTGCTCGGTCAGGAGTTTGGACTCAAGAAGCCGTCAATGGTTCTACTGGAGCAACTTCAGACAGTAAACAAAGATGAACTCAGAGATTACATCGGAACGATTGAAGATGAGCAGCTTTTAAGGCGGATAAATATAACGCTTAAAAAGACTTTCGGACTTTGGATTTATAAGGAAGAAAAGAAAGAAAATATCCGTTGCCTTTGCCCAAAGTGCCTGAAAGATTATATTCACAATCCAGATTATATCGTGCGTCGCCTTGACCCGTTTGCTAAGGTCAAAGACCATTGTGATAAATGCAATCAAACCGGTTGGGATTATGTGATTACCAAAAGACAGTGCAACGCAAGAGAAAAGGGGTGTCAGAATGTCTAAGAAAAGATATGAAATTGTAAGTTATGACATCCCGCTTTGGTTAAAACCTATTTTATCGGTAACGGAAACTTCAATTTACACAGGGATAAGTGCCAATAAGATATATGAGATGTCAGAATCGGAGGACTGTCCTTTTGTGATATGGATAGGAAGCCGCAGGGTAATCAAGAGAAAATCCTTTGAGGAATACCTCGAAAGGCAGTATTCAATATAGTAAAAAGTCAAATCTGCGATGAGTCCGATTGCATAATGGGCTTATCGCAGAAAAATGAATATACTGATGCCATCAATACAAGGAGGACGAAATGCAAAGCAAAAAAGAAATGCCATTAGAGCATAAGCCTATATTAACCATAAGAGAAGCGTCTTTTTATACAGGAATCAGTGAGAAAAAACTGATTGAAATAACAAATCTATATGCCTGCCCATTTGTATTGTGGATGGGTAATCGCAGATTTATCAAGAGAAAAGCATTCGAGAAATTTATTCAGACATCGGAATTTAAGGGAGGTGCAGATGATGAACAGATTGAGTGATGAGTGGTTTTCCAGTAAAAGCGAGAGCGTTCCGTTGTGGCATAAGATAGCACTTTCTATTGATGAAATGTATGTATATACGGGCATTGGTAGAGAAACAATACGAGAACTTACAAAGCAACCGGAAGCAAAACAATTTACATTGAAAATTGGGAAAAGAACTCTAATTAAACGCAAACAATTTGAAGAATATTTAGACCAGATGTGTTCTATTTGAGGGGAGGAATGTAGATGTACAAAATAGATGGTTCTGAACTTTATGAATATCAGCAACAGCTATTGCAACCACCGGAGGATATACCGATTTGGGAAAAGAAATGTCTTACGGTCGAGGAAGCGGCTGCTTATTCAGGTATTGGAGAGCGAAGATTAAAGGCACTATTGATGGATAAGGATTGCAGTTTCAGAATTGCAAGAAGCGACAGGCTTTTAATTATACGAGAGAAGTTAGAGGAGTTTATTGACTCAAGCACAGAATTGTAGGAGGTAACACAATGGCAAATACTAAAAGAAAAGATAAATCAAGAAAGGTTCTCCGCAAAGGGGAATCGCAACGTCCGGACGGTACTTATCAATTCCGATGGACAGATGAGAACCGTAAAAGACATTGTATTTATGCAAGGAACTTGGATGATTTAAGATATAAGGAAGATGAAATTGACAAGGACAAGAAAGACGGTATCAAGGCAGAAGCTCGCTATACATCACTTAACGATATGTATGAACTTTGGAGAGATTTGAAACGTGGAATAAAGAATAATACTTTTGAGAATTACAAATATATGTACGAGACATTCGTGCGTAATCAGATTGGTTCTCAATTCATAATGTCTATAAAAAAGACTGATATAAAAAGATATTACAACAGTCTTGTTGATGAAAGACATCTGAAACCCGCAACGATTGATAGCATACATACCGTTCTACATCAGGTCTTTGAAATGGCAGTAGATGATGATTATATCAGAAGCAATCCAACGGACAATGTTTTGCGTGAATTGAAAAAATCACATTGTTTTAAGACTGAAAAACGCAGGGCATTAACTAAACCGGAGCAGGAACTTTTTCTTGATTATCTGAAGAATACACCGGAAGCACAGTACTGGTATCCGATATTTGCGGTTATGGTTGGAACAGGGTTGCGTGTGGGAGAACTAACCGGACTTAGGTGGTGTGATATAGATTTAGAAGAAGGGATTATAGATGTGAATCATACACTGGTTTATTATGACCACAGAACTGAAGGAAGCAAGAAAGGCTGCTATTTCAATGTGAATACAACCAAAACTCCGGCAGGTATGCGACAAGTTCCTATGCTTGAATTTGTGAAAGAAGCATTTTTAATGGAAAAAGAAAGGCAGGAACTTCTCGGACTGCATTGTGAAGCTACGGTTGACGGATACACGGATTTTGTTTTTGTAAATCGTTTTGGTCAGCCACAGCACCAAGCAACGCTCAATAAAGCAATTCGTCGCATTTGTAGGTTACCAAGATAGTTGACAAAACCGAGACAGAGGAGGAGTAAGTGGGATATGGCGGGAAGTGACGGTATATCAAGGGTTTCGGCGGTTTTTAGAGGAAAATCGCTATTGACAAATAAAATGAGAATAATATAGAAAAAGGACCTTTTCCAAGAAAATTGCCGGAAAGGTCCTTTTTTTGAGCCGTTAAAAATTAACGTTAATCAATGTTATAAAATTATGTGAAAAGTACGTAAAATCAGGATTTGACGCGTTAACAAGGAGCGTTTAAAAGGACGCTTTGTAACACAATTTTGGAAAAAAGCAATTCTCATTTTGAACAACTTTAAAGAATGGTGAGAATTGGCATAAATACGTAGTTTTTTGGGCTTAAAGTAAACTAACAGCAATTCTCATATTTTGGACTATAAATAAACCAAAATAGACAAAAAAATTAAGCTATTTCGCTATTCCCTTCCATGTTGTTTTTTCCATGATTCGATGTTGATGATAACCCTTGGGAATGGGATTGCTCATAGATTTTATAGTTACAAAAATCCTTTAAAGAAGATTTATTTGCTGGATTTAATTTTCGATAATTTTCAACTAAGGATAGTTCATCAGGTGTTATTGGAAGTCCGTTTATTGTTGGTATAGGCGGTTCAGATATTAAAACATTATTTTGTTCAGAATTCCAATTTTCACCAGTAAGAATCCAGTCTATCGAACAATCTAAAACTCTTGATAGTTCTAGCAAAGCCTTGGATGAAGGAAGGTATTTAGCATTTTCGATGCCGCTTAAATTTCCTTTAGATATGTGGGTCATTTCGCATACTTGATTAAAACTTAATTTTAATTCAGCGCGTCTTTTTTGTATTCTTAAACCAATCATTTTGTCATTCTCCATAAAATATGCCTCCTAGTAACATATGCATAGTACAAAAAATAGAACTAAGGTACTAAAAACAGAACTTATCTATTGACAGGTTCTAATATCTGTACTATAATGCATATGGATGATTTATAAGCCACTACAAAAGTAACATACTTTGAAGATTACTTCAAGCAAAAGAACTTTAATTCATCACATATCTGCAATCAAGTCTGATTGAATAAGCAACATTCTTTGAAAGCCAGGTTCCTGGCCTATGATTATAAAAGGAAAGAACCACCAACCAAAGCTGATGGTTCCTTGTGCCAAATGTTAAATGGCACTGAAATCGAATTATCAGGACATAAAGAAACAAAATTATCATATCGGAGCAACCAAATCTGGTTGAATAATGTTCTTACGGATTCAGGTTCCTGAATTCACAATAAAGAGAAAGAGTTTATCACATCTAATCAAGTCTGATTATATTTTAAGAAATATTCGTTTGGATTTAGGTTCCTAAATTCAAGATTGGATAACAAATCAAAAGGAGGCGAAGAGATGCAGAAGGAACTATTGTATTTAGAAGAATTATATCTGTCAGAAAAAGAACTTGTTAAAAAGTATACTTCGGATACACTTCCGAATTCTCCAAAGACGGGGTATGAGAAGGAGTGGAGTCAGGCATATGAAAGAGCAGATATGCTTATGAAAATCATGAAGCTGATTCAGAGGGAAATGAAGGCATTATGTAAAACAGATAAATGTAGGCTGGAATATATAATTGATAAGCTTTTGAATGAATCGGCAACTGCACATATATGTGGAACTGCCGATTCAGCAGAAGTGACAATAGTAGATGGGATTGAGAGAAAGATTATAGCAACTCTTAAGACAAGAATTGCACTTGGTGATTGTCTTCTTATTGATGAATTTCACTTTTACTAATTGTCTTGTAGCTGTAATTACGATTCGGAAGTATCGTGCAGGATACCTCCAGACGGTAATGGCCCTGATTATTAGCAAGGAAAACATCATAAGTAGCAAAGTAGGTTTTTTTATCTTGTATGGATTGATGCCCCATACAAAAATCAAGAACTGCGGAACGTGGTGATATAGAACGAGCATATGACTCTATAAATTGGCTACAGGGGCAGTTCCTTTCAAAGTCACGTTCTGAGGGATATGTGAATTTCATTTTCATAACCAACTCCTTTCACGTTGATTATATCAGTATAAAGGAAATTAGAAAAGAGGTGATAAATCTCATGAAAAATGGCAAGAAGCCAACCTTAAGCCAGAAAAAGGAGATGAAACTTCATGGCCTGCAACCAGAGAACTGGCTGGTGGTAAAGGACACCAGAGAGTTTTTGGAAGTGGTAAGCAGAATAGAACTTAAGCGGATTGGAACAGGCAGGAAACGGACCAGAAGATTATACAGGAGTGAGTAAGATGGCAGATGTAAAGACAAGGGAGCTTGGAAAGATTGTCAAGAAGCGTCTGATTGAATTGGAGATGACCCAGGTCCAGCTGGCAAATATATTGGGTACAAGCCCTCAAGAACTGTGCCGGATGCTGAAAGGAAAGAGACCTGGGTATAAGTATCGGAAGCAAATGCTGAAAATTCTCGAAATAAATGAGAATGATGTGGCATAGGGGGGCTGGATATGGACTTGCATAAAAGAAGAACGCCCTACTTCTGGGGGAAGGTCGGGCGTTCCGATAAATACTCATCTGCATTGTACTATACTAACAGCCAAATTGCAACAGAAAGGGGAAATCTGATGGAAGAAATTTATATATCTATGAAAGAAGCATCTGATTTAGAAGGAATTCCATATGCAACATTTTCACGTTGGATTTCCCAAAAGGAAATAGACGGCACAATCGAAATACAAAAAAGAAACTTTAAGTCTGGTGGAAAAGAGCGAAAATACATCAAACTTACTGACCTAAGTCCCAAAGCCCAGAAGGCCTACCGGGCCATGAAGAAGATACATACGGAAGAAGGAAGTGATATCGTGATGGAGAACCTGCCCCCAGAGGAGCCCTGGTACCTGGATACCGATGTGAACTGGTACATAGAGAACCACAGCCAGGCATATTACAAGGCGGTGGAGCTGTCCCGGCTCCTGCAGGACATCATCAACTATCAGGGAGAGGACAAGACAGAGTACATCATCCGGAAGGCGGCGGAGCTGGGAATGAGCCAAAGAACTTTGTACCGCCACATGGACAAATACCTGGAGGCGGCAGGGTGGGCCTTAAAGATGCTGCGGGAGACCGGGGCCAACTACGATTATTACAAGGTCCTGTGCCTGTGCCGGAAACCCAAGGATTCCAACACCTTCCCCACCTTCAGCCCGGCAATAAAGGAAACCATCCCTAAGATATGGATGCATAAGGGATTTGCCCAGAATAAGGGCAACCGCCAGATGCTGTATGACAAGCTGCTGGAAATCAGTGCGGGGAATGGCTGGTCAGTCCCTTCTTACCAAAGCGTATGCCGTTACATAGCCCATCTGATGGAGCATGAGCATCTGGACAGTGCAAGATATCTGGCGGAGGAAGGAACAAGGTCCTGGAAAAACAAACACATGCTGAAGGGGAGACGGGATACAAAGTCCTTAAAAGTCTTGGAAATCCTGTTTGGCGATGCCCATACCTTTGACTGCTGGGTCTCCTATCGCTTACCGAATGGGAAAGTGACAGCCATCAGGCCCACCCTGGTGGCCTGGATAGATGGAAGGAGCCGGATGCCGTTAGGGACGGTCATCTGCCACCACTGTAACGCCCAGGTCCTGAAGGAATCCCTGTTAAGGGTCCTGTATGGTACACCAGGAGGCATGCCGCAGATTCTGTACATTGATAATGGAAAGGACTTCACTGCTGAGGAAATGACCGGTGTGAAACGGAAGGAGCGGTATCCGGGATTTGATGAGGTCATCAACGGATTTTACCATACGATAGGCATTGCGGATTACCACAGGAGCCGTCCCTATGAACCATGGGATAAGGGGGAGGTTGAACGCTGGTTTAAAACCGTGTGTGACCGGTTTACCCGCTGGTTTGGTTCCTATACGGGAACCCTGACCGGTTCCAAGACATCGGACAAGATTGATAAAAATATAAAGAAACTTCTGGAACAGGGGAAGCTGCTGGACTTTGAGGAGTTCTGTGAACGGTTCAACCACTATCTGAATAACGTCTATGCGGTAAAGCTGCACCGGGGGCTGAAGGCCCAGGGAGAAACCTATTGCACCCCCCTGGAAGTGTTTGAAAAGGAAGAACGTTACGAGAAGGCGCTGCCGCCAAAGGATTTTGCCGTCATGCAGCTGATGAAGTCCGACCAGGCGAGGGTCTACAATACAGGAATCCAGAAGTTCGGGCAGTTTTATAACCATCCGGAACTGATTTACTATAAGGATAAGATGGTGAACATCAAATATGACCCGGCTGATATCAAGCGTTTATGGGTGTTTGACATGGAGGACGGTCATCAAATCTGCGAAGCGGAATGCCAGGAACTCTTGAAATTCGCCCACAGGGTATCACAGGAGACGGTGGAGACCCACATAAGGAACCAGAAACGGCAGTATAAGGAAGTCCGGGCTATCCTGGATGAGGCAAATACCCCATTAGATGAACGGATTGCCGGCGCAGCGCAGGCCAACAGCATCATAGGAAGCATGATGATAGAAGGGCCAGGAAACAGCCGGAAGGTCATCACGCTGCCGAAGGAGGAGAGCTACCGGGAACACAGGAAGGCGGCGCGGCAGTCGGAATATATCGCCAAGCAGGGCCGTGAGGCGCTGGAGAAGCTGCGCAACATGGGTTAAGCCTGCGAGGAGATGGAGGATTCAGAAATGAGATATTTAATGGCATTACTCCTGGCGTTGCAGATAGTATTGATTATTATCCAGATATGTCACCATTGGAAACACCACCGGTTTGTTGCAATTATTGAGTGTATCACTCTTGGAGTGGCGCTAACTGCGTATATAGCAGTGATTAATCTTATCATATATTTCGGTTAAGACTGGATACAGAATAAAGAAAGGAAGGGTATCGTAAATGAAAAGTCTGGCAGAACGTGTGTGCTTACGCTTAAGAATTATAGGGATGAACAAGGCGGAGCTGGCCTGGCAGTTTGATAAGGAGGGGATGAGGTGTTCCCGCTCCATGCTGAGCCAGTACTTAAACGGGAAATATCCAAGCAGGCCAGTAAAGCTGGAGGAACGTCTGGAGAGGTGGCTGGAGGAGACAGAGGAACAGGAAGCAGCCTTCCGGCAGGAAAAACCGCAGGTGGCAGATAAGTATGCCCAGCAGATTGCTCGCCAGTTTGCCTCCCAGAAAGAACCGGAGGAAGCGGGAGAGCAGGAGCCGCTGCTGGAAGAGGAAGCGCCGCCCAGGATGGGAAGCAAGCCGGATGTGTTTGAATCCGATGATTACATCAACATAGTAGGCATCTGCAACCTGTGCCAGCAACAGCAGGGAAGCGCCATCGTGGTGGGGCGGTCCGGCTACGGTAAGACCTACAGCCTGAAGCAGTACGCCAGGCTGCCCCGTGTCATCTACATCGAGTGCAACGAGTCCATGAGCTGCCGGGACCTGGTAAGGCGGATAGAGAAGCAGCTGTGCCTGCCAAAGCGCTACGGTACGAATGACGAACGCCTGGAGGAAATCTGTGAGTTCTTCAACGTGAACCGGGGATATCTGATGATAGTGGACGAAGCGGACAAGCTCATCAACAAGTACACCATCAAGAAGATTGAGCTGCTGCGCACCATCATGGATTCGGCCGCGGTGGGGATGGTACTGGCCGGGGAGCTGTCCCTGGAGGCCCACCTGGCTGCGTATGATGAACGGTTTGCCAACCGTATGGACTTTGCGTACCGGCTCCATGGTCTGGGAAAAGGCGAGGTAGAGCGCTACCTGGAGGACTGGAGCGTGGAGGAGAGGGCCATGGAGGTGCTGACCAGCCGGGCCAGGAACAGCAAGAACGGCTGTTTCCGGCTGTTTGACCGGACCATGAACAACGTCATCCGTCTGATGCGGGAACGGGAACAGACGACCATCACGGAAACAATCATCAACGAGGCATCCGCCATGATGCTGCTGTAGGGAGGGAATGGACGATGAAACGCAAGATACTGACCATTACATACACATGCCCGGAGGACAAGGTGAACCTGGGAGAGGTGGATATCATGGGAACCATCCTCCAGAAGCTCGGGGAGCTGGGAGCCTATGATATAAATCTGAAGGCCAGTTCCGCGGAGGTGCGGGAACCGGCTGCGCCAAAGGTCAGGGAGACGGGACCCCAAATCCCTGCATTCCTACAGGAACGCAGGAGCCGGCCATCCAGGAGGGAAGTGCCCTGCCTGCCAGGAGGAGGGGAAGCCTATGGGAACGGGATATAGGTATACCATCAAGACCCTGTGGGGGTTAGCCAAGTCAAAGGAGCTGGGGCTGACCGAGGAGGAGCTGCACCTGCTGGTGGCCCGTGAGACCGGGAAGGACAGCATCCGTGAGCTGAACCGGTCGGAGCTGTCCCATGTCTGCCATATCCTGCAGAAACAGAAGGACGATATCAAACGGCAGGAAGGGAGGCTGCCGGAACGCAGGGGGAACCCGCAGACCGGACGGCAGCGCCGAAAGATAGGCCAGCTGAAGGAGAAGCTGGGCTGGGAGGAGCGGCAGGTCCGTGCCCTGTGCCACCGGATGTACCGGGTGGACGCAGTGGAATGGCTGACCTATTACCAGTGCCAGGGATTGATTGAGGCCATGAAGGCCATCCTGGAGCGGAAGCCGGAAAAGGAGGATGGCCGGGGATGAAGGATAAGGAAGGTAAGGGGACGTTTGGGTCTGCTATGGCGGGGGTCCTATGTGCGCAGTTGGAAGCCACGGCCATCTACCTGGGGCATCCAGCTACACAGCAACAAAAATCCGATTGGATGGAGCTGGAGGTGGAGGCCCTTCTCCGTGAAAGCCAGCTTGCCAGGGAGGCGGTCCAGCTGAAGCAGACCCTGGAGCTGGGGGAACATGTGCGCCGGGAAATAGAGAAGGAGCAGATGAAGAAGGATACGCCGGAAGGGATGCTGAGCTGATGGAAGGACTGATGCAGTTGTTTGACCGGAAATACCGGGAATACCAGGATTATCTGGATGAAAAGTCCTGGGCGGATGCGGCCCTTGCCCAGTCCTACCTTCTGGGGGTCCTGCATTGCATGTGGGCCTTATGGGACCGGAAGGCGGAGAATGCAAAGCAGTACCATGAGGAGATAGTGCGCCGGAGCCATAGGATAGAATAGTAAAGAGAGGAGAGTGGAGATGAAACGGACAATTAAGTTACACACAGGAGCGACCAAGGTCGTTGAGGATGCCACGCATAAGATAATGACAATCCAGGAATGGAGGGAGGAAGGAAAAAGACGTTTTGGTAAGGACTACATGGATTGGAAGTTTGAGTGCCCTATGTGCGGACATATTGCATCAATCAGGGATTTTAAAGAGGCCGGAGCCAAAGGACCAAACTGTGCCTGCCAGGAGTGCCTTGGAAGATATACGGGAAAGGGGGCCCCGAAGGCGGGAGATGCGTCTGGCTGCAACTGGGCGGCTTATGGACTCTTTGGTATCCCGGATGGGAAGGGGATTATTGTCCTGGATGAAGAAGGAATCGGAACGGAGTGTTTTGCGTTTGCAGGACAGGAGGTGTAGTCATGCCAGGGAAACATACGAAGCTCTTTAAACGCATATTCCATGGTGATTTCCGTCCGGCTGACGGAATGGACTATTCCCGCGCATATAAACGCTGGATGAAGGAGAACTATGAAGCCCACCAGAGATTCCGGAAAACATTAAAAAAAGGCCAGCTGGAGGCGTTTGACGAATTAGAGGAAATGGATATTGAGCTATCAGGAAGGGCCCAGGAAGAGAACTACATAGCCGGGATGAAGGCAGGCATCCAGCTCATGGTGGAAGCGCTCCGGTAGATGAGGCCTGGTTTTGAGGGGAAGGGGGGACCGGTATGGCAGGACGGGCAGCCTATTTCAGGCTGTATGACCATGGCAGGTACATGGGGGAGTATAGAAACTCTGAACTTATGGAACTGCTGGATATCCGTCATCATCAGCTGATTGCCTATTATAGTGATACCGGCAGGGAGTATAAGGCTCGTTATCTGATTGAACGGATAGAGGAACCCATGCGTGGAAGTTGGGCAGCGGAGTGGGACCATGCCAGGCTGAAGGTCCTGTGGGATGGTACCAGGCTGAAGGTCCTGAGGCCGGTACGGAAGAGGAAAGGCCAGGAGCCGGGGTGGTTATGGAGGTGAAATCATGGCAATGTTTGAGTATACGACCAAGGTCGAAACCCTGAAGGTGTTAATTGAAATCCTGAAGGAGTTAAGGGCCATTAGGAAGGCTATGGAAACTGAGAAAAAGTAACATTTCCGGGATACCGGAAGGAAGGAGAAACAGATGGGAACGCTACTGGATGCATTCTCAAAAGAGGACCGGGTGGAGGTCACCTTTTCCGATTTCTACCGGCTCATACGGGAAAGCACATCCGCGGAACTGATGAAAAATGCCGTGGACTGCAACGTGCCGCACCGCTACATAAGGGAGATGGTAACGGGAGTGCCGGAGGAGACCGGCATGGAACCGGATGGTGAAGGGGGGAAGGAACATGTGGATACTGACACAGAATAAGGAGCGGCTGCTGACCACGGAATCCATGGATGAGATACGCATTGTAGCCCCGGGTACCGGCCGGCCGGATTACGTGCTCCTGCTTAACCGGAAGACGGACCGGAAGGAGCATGCCTTAGGGTTTTACCGCCGGAAGGAGCGGGCGAAGGAGGTGCTCCAGGCCATCCTGAAGGAACAGTCAAATTACATCTCCTGCACGGGAGGGACGGACCTGGTTACCGGACGTCATCAGCCGGCCTTTGTGGCCATCCCACCCAAGACCTATGTCATGCCGGAGGATGAATAAGGAGGGACGAAGGGATGGAGACAGGAAAGGAAACATCCATGTATACCGTGAGCAACCACGCAAAGGAACGTTATGCCGAGCGGTGCAAGGACCGGGACAGCCGGCTGGAGATAACCGCCTATGTGGCAGAGCACAGCCAACGGATAGAGGAAGAAATCAACCGGATGCTGCGTTACGGGAAACGGGTCTATACGGGCCGGACGGAGGGCGGGAAGGACCGGGTACCCAAGGAGGTATATGTGAACGGCCTGTGGATACTGCTGGCCAATGCCGAGAACCACAACGTCATCACCCTGTACCGGGTGGACCTTGGCTGCGGGCCGGACCTGGACAAACTGTATGTGGAACGGATGGTCCAGCGCCTGGAGGAAGCCCAGGGACGCCTGGAGGAGACAAGGCGTAAAACGGAGGAGCAGAACCGTGCCTACCAGGCCATCCTGCAGGAGGGGGAAGGACAGATACAGGAATACCAGGAGCGCATCCGTCTGCTGAAGGAGATGTGTGAAGGGTACCAGGCAGTCATGCGCAGCAGCCGGGCCGGCTTGGCCCGGGCCGCGGACGAGGTGGAGGCCATCGTCAACACGCTGATAGGAAAAAAGAAGTTTTAAGGGAGGGCCTATGGAACCAACACAAGCCCGGATAGAGCTGGTCCGGGAGGACGGGACCATCCGGATGGGCGGGACGGACGTGAGCATGGAGGACATGGCCCGGATGCTGGGGGTGTTCGCCGCCATCGTGGCAGCGGAGGCAGTAAAACGCGGAATGGGCGTGGAGGAAGTCAAGGACGCCATGCTGGACATCGGCCCGGGCCTTCCTGGCGGCCACGGCCCGCCTGGATGAGGAGCATGCCCAGGACATCCGGGAGGGACATACCTGGGATATGGGATAAGAAGGAGGAAGCAATGGAATACAAGCGCATTACAAGCAAGGGCGGGGTCAACATCCCCGTGAAACTCAGGCGGTCCATGGGGATGGAACCCAGGGACGCCATTGAGCTGGAGGTCAATGACAGGAACGAGCTGGTCATCCGGGCCTACCAGGCCCGCTGCATCTACTGCGGCAGCGGGGAAATCCATCTTAAGAAAAATGGCAAAGGGGTCTGCCGTGCCTGCGCAGACCAGCTGGTGGATGAATACGTGAAGCAGAAACGGAAGGAGCTTGCATGATGGATTTGGGACTGGTAAATGATAAGGAGCTGGTGGACCTGGCCGTGGCGGCCATGAAGGTGGCCGAGGATGCCAAGTCCGCCCTGGAGCAATACAAGGCGGAAATCCAGAACCGGGGACTGTCGGTCTTAAAGGACCGGAATAACCAGTACTGCCGCATGTACGGGACGGATGGCAGCTATGTGGCCGTGTCGGAGCCGAAGGAGATAGACATCCTCAACATGCCCCGGTTAAAACAGGCCATCGGTGAGGATGTGTGCACAGGGCTGGTGACGGAGACCACGAAGACCACCTATACCCTGGACAGGAAGCTGCAGAAGGCCCTGAAGGCCATTGCCGCCAACGATTATACCTTTGAGTACACATTAGAGGATTACCTGAAGGAGATGAGCGTACCGGTGAGCGAGGGCCAGAGGGAGGTGCTGGCCCGGAGGCTGAAGGGGGACTACAAGGAGGATAAGAAGACACTGCTGTCCGTCCTGGGGTATCTGGGCAAGGGGACCACGGAGGAGGCCGCGGAGGCCGCCGCCCCCAACCTGGACATGGACCTGTACTACATATCAAAGATTAAAAACGCAGAACTGATACAGGCCATCCTGCCGGATGAGGGGATTGACTGGAGCATGGATGAAATCAAGCGGTCCCTGATTGTGACATCCAAGCTGAAGCTGGAAATTGCCTATGAAAGGGAGGACAAGTGATGAAAGCAGACGAAAAGAGACAGGCCGTGGCCAGGAAGTATGACGAGCTCATCGGAAGGAACCACTACAGCCAGCCGCTGCGGGACTACTGCTACCGGAAACACAGTGATGGGAACTATTACAGCGACTGCTCCAGCTCCATCTGTTATGCATACAAGGAAGCTGGATATGGTTTCGGCATCCTGAACACAGCCGGCATCTACCAGTCCGCGCGGCTGGTGACGGTGGACGTCCCCATCCGGGACGGCCAGGTGCGGGACATCGGCCTGCTGCGGGTAGGTGACATGCTGGAGTTTGCCGGGACGGACGAGAGCCGGCCGCAGACCATCGGCCATGTGGAGATGGTGCATACGCTGGACGGGGAGGATACCATCATCTGCGGGCACGGAAGCGGCCGCCCATCCTATAAGAACATGGTATCCTACTGCACCCAGCGCCAGAACACGAAGACATCCACCAAACGCGGGAACAAGGGACTGGTGTGCGTCCGGCGCTATCTGCTGGATGACGTGGTCCCGGAGGAGCCGGCCAGGAAATCCGGCTGGCAGGAAGAGGACGGCGTCTGGCGGTTTTACCTGGGGGATACAGGCCAATGTGTCCGTAACGCCTGGTACCTGGACGTGGATGGCCGCTGGTACTGGTTTGACGGGGCCGGCCGCATGGTCAGGGACACCTGGTACCAGTACCAGGGAGACTGGTACTATCTGGGAAGTGATGGTGCCATGGTAAAGGGACAGCAGACCATAGATGGGAAATGGTACCTGATGGACGGGGCCGGCGGCATGGTCACGGAGCCGGTCATACTGACCCCGGATGCGGACGGCGCACTTAAGTGGGAAGGCCTGGCGGAATAAGAGGAGGGGATACGGATGCGCAGGGAGCTGATGGAGGAGCTGGAAGCGGATACAACCCTGGAGGATATCGCGGAGCCGTACCGCCTGGTGGTGGAAATGATAGGTTTAAAGAACGTGCTGAAGCTGTCCCGGTATTTCATGGGGGACAAGATATACCTGCCCAAGGCGGAGCGCATCCTGGCCCCGGCGCGGAACCGCCGGATACGGCGGGAATACAATGGCCGGAACGCCAAGGAACTGGCCAAGGAGTACGACCTGACCACCAACCAGATATTACAGATTGTACGGGACCTGGACCCGGCACAAATCAGCCTGTTTGAGTTCCTGGACGGGGAATCCGGAGAGGCCGGAAAAAGATGAGTTGTCCAAAATGCTTGGGCTAACAATATGTTTCCAGATGGATTATCCTATGGACATGACGAAAGTCATGTCCTGTTTTTTTGTCCAAGGACAGACAGAACGAGCGAGGAGGAATGGGAAATGGAGAACGTATTACAGACCTTGGCGGGGCAGTATACCCAGCAGCTGGCCCTCATGATGGCAGCCATTGCGGTGGCGGCCTTCACGGTCAGCGTCATCACGGAGGTAACCAAGGAAATCGGCTTTTTGGGGAGGATACCCACGGCCGTGCAGGTGATTGTGCTGTCGGTCATCCTGTGCCAGCTGGTTTACTGGTGGTATGTGACCGGCACGGAGGCCGCGGCCGCCTGGTGGGGACCGGTCCTGGCCCTGGTAGTGGCCTTTTATGTGGCCTTCCTGGCCATGTACGGCTGGGAGGAGCTGGGCCCGCCGTGGGCGAGGTAAAGCG